TTGAAAAATTACTACCAGTCGGGACGTTATGTTTACGTGCCATCACAAACTAATAAAGATGGTTTCGACTGTTACAAAGTCATGTGTCAATCATGTGCACAAGAACCAACGCACATCCACAAATTGTTGCAAAATGGGTTCAAACACGGGTACCAATGTCCCAAAACTGAAAAAGAAGTTGCAATTTACGAAATTGGCACGGCAATCGGTTGGGCCATCGCAGTAATTTACGGACTTGTCTATGCTTTCAAGATTCTTTCAGCGCTCTACAACTTGCTATTTCCAACAAAAGGAAATGCAGGTGGTGATCAAGATTACGCAGAAGCGAGAAGAATAATGTTAGCACAAAGGAAAGTCGCAAAGAAAGAAGCGAAACGCGCGAGGAAATACATGCGCCATACCGGAAATTCAGAATTCGATGTTGCATCACTCTATCACGCTAACAAAGTTAGACTCTCAACCGGAGCATGTAAAACATGGGGAGTTGCAGTCGCAGGAACTAATGTGCTAACAACAGGCCACTGGTTTGAACAATTCGAAATTGAGAAAACATGTATTGTCGACGGTGGGAAACCAATAAACATCGAAGACGTCGAAGTCAAGAGAATCGGGTTAGAATACCACGGAGTACCAAGGGAAGGTGACATTGTTATGCTCAAATTCAACGGCATACCCCAGAAAAGAAACATTGTACATCATTTTGTTAGCGAGGATGAACTCGAAAGAGACTGTATACCAACAAGAGTGCAATATGTGGATGTCAGAAGCGACCGCACAATCATGGGCTTACCTGTTGAAGAAACTTTCCACACTTGTTACTATAGCGATAAGGAAAGATTCATCTCAGGTTGGGAATATGATTTTAACAAGGTTGGTGTTGACTACGCAGTTTATGAAGGAGGTTGCATGTCCGCTTTGATTGATAACATTCACAAACAGATTTTAGGTTTTCATGTTGCTTCAGGACCAAGATCGGTTTTCATGCGTTTCGGTTACGCTCAATGCATTACAAGAGAACTGTTGCAAGATTTGTTGGGAATTGATGCTGTTAAAGAAAGCGAGGTCGTTGATCTCAATTACTGTTACGCAGAAGATTTCAAAACAACAGACGTCTTGCAACCAATGTTAGCGTTGAAACCTTACATTTCAGTGCAAGCTTCTTTGACAGAACCTATACGGCATGCAACATACACAGACTTGAAACCATCGCCAATGTTTGGATTACTCACAGAGGAAGGAAAGAAACCAGTCATCTTCACTACAATCGGAGAAGCTTTTCCTGGCATTGTGAAAATGGAAGAAGTCATCAACAAGAACGCCGACGACGTCACAGTTCCACTCAAATATCTTGGTAGAGCAAAAACAGCACTCAAACACAAGATACTTCAGTTTGAGCCAAGATACAGAGTTAAACAGTGGCGCACGACAACAGAAAGCATTGAGGGTGTGATAGGACAAGAATATATGCGCCCACAAGTTGCGGGCACGGCCAATGGCATTCCTTTGAATCAGCTATTCCCAGTAAAGAAAGACACATACAAGCGTGTAGGAAAATCATTGTTTTTCAACACAATTTGTGTGGATTTGCATGAGAGGAATATGGCAATGCGTTTCAGCGGTCAATGCCCACCAACAGCATTCCAAGTCGTTTTGAAAGACGAGTTAAAATCTGAAGCGAAAGTTGGCTGCCCACGTGAAATCGACTGTTCACCAACAGAATTTACACAAACAGTGCGTAAATACACCTTAGA